AGCGCAATCCTTTCGATAGCGCGAACTCGCATCTTCAAGCTGATTGCTGCGGGTGAAATTGAGTCAGTAAAGATTGGTAAATCACGGCGCATTATTAAGGATTCGCTCAACTCGTATGTCGAGCGGATAATCAGGGAAACGAATGTATAAAAACAAGGACGGTCTATCGCTCTATCCAAGCGAGGATGGACGCGCATTGACAGTTAAGCACCGCATCGAAAACTCCTACGTGGTGGACTACCACCCACTCCCTGACCCGCAGGGCGTTGTGGTTCGGTGGGTTCCGCCGAGCGATGTCATACCGCGTGGAAGTTGGGAGTGTGAAACACACGGGCGGAGTGGCATCCAGTACGCTGAGGTCTGCGACCATGTCCGAGCCGTGAGAAAGTGGAGAGATCAGCATGAGTAATACACGAGCGAAGATAGTCGAACTAATCGAATGGTCAGAGGGTGAGATATCCGATGCAGAACTTGGTAGGATACTAGGGATCTCCAGACAGGGGATACACTGGCACACTCGTGACATGTTGATTGACCGAACCAAGCGCAAGGTCAAGACTTGCATCACCTGTAAGCGCAAGCTAACATCTCGCAACCAGCACAACATGTGCCGCCAGTGCAAGGCCAAGGCGAACAGGTACATGTTCACCTGCTGGCAGTGCTCAAGGGTCAACGTGCTGACTGGTACCAAGGCATGGAGCAGGAGAAGAGCAGACAAGGCCCACCCTGATGGTAAAGATCGGCGGCAGTTCTGCAACCCAACATGCGTTGCCAGTTACCGTGGCGTGGTGTCAGCAGTGAAAAGAAAAGCAAAGCTCAGAGCGCGGCAACAACAGGACGCCGCAATAGCCGAAGAAATTAGACAAGAACTCGTTACACTAAGGAGTAACTAATGCCAGAAGAAATCGTTTTCGTTGGTCAAATAGAAGAGAAAGAAAACAAGTACGACAACAAGCTAGTCCGACTGAGAATCAGTGATGGTGCCGGGTATAACTGGTACTCTGCATTCGATGACGTAGGCCAAGGCATAGATGCAGTGCCTCTATATACCCCGGTCAGCATCACTTGGTTTTGGCAAACGTCCAAGGGCAAGCAGTACCGCACGATAGCACGGTTTGCGCTGGCTCCTGCTGGTACTGCACTGAGTCCTGCCGTGTCCGATCCTGTAGCCCAGCCACCAGCCCAGCCAGCCCAGCCACCAGCCCAGCCAGCCCAGCCACCAGCCCGGCCAGCCCAGCAAGGGATTCAGTTGCCGCCTAACTATCTCACGAACCCAGATCTAGGGTTGATTGATCCGGGGTGCGCTCATGGGGTGCCGTGGACTTCACGTTGTGGTCAGTGCATTCTTAGAGAAGCAGTAATAAAACCAGTGGCCCCGATAGTTGCAGCCATGATACGTGAGGGGAAGATCTCAACACCTCACGAAGTAATGCACTGTGTCGAGTGGCTCACCGATCAATTCGAGAGGGTGGTGCAGGGTACATACGTTGACCCGATCTCGGACAAGCAACAGCCACCACCACCACCACCACCAGTGGACGAGGTCGAGGATGCCGGTGCACCGTGGCAGGCGGTGTCAGGCTAATGGATACACGAACAAACATACCCGTGGCCCTCGGGATAGCACCCGAAGAAATAACTCAGGTCACCAGTAGCAGGGGCGGCAGGGTGTACGAGGTGCTAGATCCATCTCTAGATGGGCTTCACTTTCATACCGTACCGTCTGTTACATCAGTGGTAGATAGTACGGTGCGAAACTTCGGACTCGAAATCTGGAAAGACCAGCATATCCAGCGCGGCCTTTTAGCTGCTCAAAATAAAGTGCTCACGCCAGAGTTGATTGCGTCTATCAGGGACAGTGCTAACGAGGAGTCTAGCAGGAGTGCAGATGTGGGTAGTGAGTTGCATAACATAATCGACCTGTTACTACGTGGCGAAGAGGCTGTGGTTTCTCCTCAGTTAGAGCCTGCGGTACGTGTGTTTAATCGCTGGATGAATAGTCACAATTGGGAGTACGTTGGTTCCGAGGTTGCCGTGTATCAAATCCATAGTGATGGAGTACTCGGATATGCGGGGACTATTGACGCCCTGTTCAAGGATAGTTGGGGTGACTACATCGTATGCGATTGGAAGACCAACAAAAATCCTAAGAGTGGCTCTGGTATCTATATGAGTAACATGATCCAAGCGGGTGCCTACGTTGGTGCGTTGCAGGAGATGTTGAACAGTTCGGTCAACAGTGGCAACACTAACGGGACACACTTCATTGCAGACGATGACCGCACCGTGCCAGCACTGGCGAGGGGCATGGTCGTCCGGTTTTGTAATTACTATCCTCTAGGTGATGATGGTAAAGAGGATCGCAGCCAGCGCAAAATTTTCGAGGACAAACTTGAGTGCGCTGAAGTCGATAGCGAACTGTGGTTCAAGGCTTTCGTGACAACGTATGCTCTTTACTTGACACAAGAGTCTTACAAGAAGCAGGGCGCTGGATCGGAATGGAGCGGGAAGGACTAGGTATGGTAGAGAATCTTTTGAACAGGCTAGACAAGGTGAAGAGAACGCCGCGTGGATGGAAGGCTCGATGCCCTACCCACAATGACCCTGAGCCATCACTGCATATCAAGATAGGAGACAGTGGCAAGATCCTACTGTTCTGCTTTGGTGGCTGCAACAGTACAGACGTTATCGAATCTATCGGATTGAAATGGAGCGACCTGAGTGGTCAAGAACCAAGGAGAAAAAAACATGTCTATGACCCAGAGTGGGAATACTAAACGCTGGCCTATATACCACGCCACCACTAACGAACTCGTTGCCTACCATGTACGCACTGATCCGGGCAAGAAGTTCTCATGGGAAGATGCCAATGGGAACTTCGGTCTACCAGACGGGGTGGCTCAGTCTGACCTAGCACTGTACAGGAACGGGGTTGAAGGTAGCATCGTTGTAATTACCGAGGGAGAAAAGGACGCTGACTCGTTGGCTGATATCGGGGTAGCAGCGTGGTCTACATTTGGTGCTTCAGTTATTCCCTCGGATGATGCACTCAAACCGTTGCTGGATAAGAACACGGTAGTGCTATGGCCTGACAACGATAACGCCGGGACTCGGCTGATGAACCAGATAGCTGCGGCCCTTACCAAGATGGGGCACCTCAATATCAAGACCGTCAACTGGCCCGAAGCTCCCGAAAAGGGGGACGCTACCGATGCTATCGAACTACTCGGTGCCGATGGAGCATTCGGTTTGATAACACGGGCGCAATCTATTGGTGCAGTGCTATCGAAGAAGGGTTCGACGTACTCTATTACGTGGGCTAACTGGCCTGTTACCGCCGAGATCAGGAACCCCAGTGGTAAAAGAGCATCCGATGTTAAGGGCCAGCTATCTGTGTATGTCCGGGGAGCACGGGTACATAGATCAGCACAGGCTTCCTTCAGTACGACCTCTGGTATGAGAGACTTGCGAACCGCGTTGAAGGTTAACCACCCAGATGATAACGAGGACTTCAAGTGGCCCAAGATCGTAGAGGATATATCGTCCGAAATCATAGACGCCCACACAAAGAAATCCCCATCAGTCAGTATCCATGAAGTAGTAGTTTCGGATCAGGTTGACTGGAAGGTCAAGCCACTGATGCCAAAGTCTCAACCGTGCGTGATCTGGGGTGACGGCTCCAGTGGTAAGAGCATGTTCGCACAAGCCCTTGCGATCTGGCTGTCTTACGGGTACCTGCCAGACTCAGACTTCCAACTTGTGCTTGAGAACAAGAAGTCCAATGTACTTTACCTTGACTATGAAACAGATCAAGAGTCTGTAGTGCGACGACTCAACAAGATTATGAACCCGCTGTATTCGGGGCCATCTATCACAAGGTACATCAGGCCGTACTCGCCCTTGATGGATGAAGTGCCTGAGTTACTCAACGTGATAGAGGAGTTCTCCATAGACACTATCATCGTAGACAGCCTTGGATATGCCGTGGCTGGTGATCTCGAAAGTGCCCAGACCATACTGGAATTTTTCGGCGCACTCGCACAACTAGAATGCTCGACCTTGGTACTGTCCCACCCGAACAAAGAGGGCAAGCTGTTCGGTAGTGCCTACATACACCAGAGTGCTAGGGCTATATGGAAACTGACCAGCCCAGCCAAGACCTCTGCCAATGCAGGCAAGCTCTCCTTCACGTTGACCAACGAGAAGATGAACGACTTCCCTATACAGCCTGCTCAAGGATGGGAGATATCCTTCTCCGAGGAATCGTACTCGTTCTCTCGTGTACCAGTCATCCATACCGAAGGGGCTGCGGAACTGTCATATAAAGAACTCGTGTATGAAATCATCAAGAGCGAAGGGGCTAGCCTAGAGAACGGTATGGTGCCCCGTAGCACAATAGATAAAGAAATCGTTGAGATCAAAGCTGAAGCAGGTGAAGAGGGTTCCGAGCGGATCAAGTCGAATGTGGCTAATGCCCTGTCTCGGCTCGTAAAGAACGGCGCGTTAATGCGTAACGTCATCGGGCCTGAGAACTACTTCAGTATCCCCAGAAAGGATTCAGTGATTAACCCAGAGGTTATTCCACAAGGTGTTGTACAGAAAGGGGAGTGGGAGAAAGCATGAGTACGTCCATACCAGAGTTAATGCTAGATTGGGCTGAAGGGCAAGGCGTCGAGTTCCGAGTTGTGCAGGGCGAGTTGCAAATGAGAGTGCCCAATAACGATGAGAGTATCAGGGATGAGATCATCAAACACCGAGACGTAATCAAGAAGGAACTAATTACAATGCGCCATCCCCTAGTGTTCGGGATCTCCGGGTGCCCCGAGGAAACCGACTACCTCTGCAAGCTGGTAGAGGAGCGAGGCTATGTGCTTGCGTGGTGCGACGAGTTCAATGACCCGGTTGCTTATCATAAAGATGGGATCGACACCTCGGTTATCCCCGAAGCGTTCATCAAGTATTCGATGTCCGAGGTGGGGGTAATCGGTAACGAACAGATGAAGTACCTGAGACTGGTACACCACGCCAAGAAGATCGGCGGCACTGGTGCCGAGATAACAACACTAGTGAAG